CCGGGTGGAGCCTTTCTCGAATGCTAAATTCGACGTGCGCTTCATCTTCTCGTCAGTCGTGTGACCAACCCAGAAGACGTGGCTGTCAACAGCCGCGCGGGGGAAACCAGGTACTATCGAAGTACCGAGCCTTCTTGGCAGAATCGGTGAGTTCTGTCGTCCAAGTTTACGGTCTTAAACATAAAAACCGTCCACTCATTAATGAACGCGTCCCTCACGATTCGCGCAGACCCTGCTGCGAGATTGTCAAGGCTGTCAAGTCGGTCTTGTCTGATCCCTTAGATTGCCTCCTTCGCGGAGAACAACCCAAGAACCTGCCGTTTGACGGTTTCATGGAGCTAAGTATAAAGGATCGGATGAGCTGCGCCGCAGCTCTGGCATCTTTTAAGAAGGCAATGCCGGACCCGTGTAAGTGTTCACTTCACCTACTCGAAGAGGGGTTCATTTCCAGGGCGGAACGTGCGTTGGTTCCGCCTGAGCCCTTCCTAGACTACGTGAAGAAGAAAACCAGGTCACTCTTTAAGCCTGGTTGGGACAAGAAGTACACAAAAAAAGTGGCGTCAAACTCGCCACCACTTGCTGCCTGCGCAGAAAGGTCTCGAAAGGAACTGGGGGCTTTCAGCATGCTGACTCGCGCCGACCTGGAAAAGATCGCACTAGGACAAAGGAAAATTCAGAACTATACCTGCGTTCTAACGAGTGTGATATCCGCTGGGAAGCCGAGGATCTTGGTGAAGACCCCCGGGGAATGGAACGGCCTGCGCCCATTACATGGTACGATCTACGACCATCTTTCAACGAAAAGTTGGTTGTTGAGAGGCCGACCCACGCTCGGACGGGTTCAGCAAGTTGCGAAGGGAATGGGTAAGCGAGAGAAATTTTTGTCCGGAGACTACGCGTCAGCTACCGATACACTTAGTGTAGAGGTAGCTGAGGAGTTGTTAAAGGCAATGAGAGTAACGAGCCGACACGTACCTGACGCGGTGTGGGAGGGAGCTTTAAATTCTCTCCGTCCACTCATTATGGCAAAGAAGAAAACATTTCGCCTACGTAGGGGCCAGATGATGGGATCACTCCTTTCTTTCCCACTTCTTTGTTTACAAAATTACCTTGCGACCACCTTTATTCTTGGTGAAAGGCCAATGTTAGTAAACGGCGACGATTTGCTGACACGCTGCACGGCAGCGGAATTTAAGGACTGGTTGGAGAAACTCACCGTGCTTGGGTTGGAGCCTAGCAAGGCGAAGACCGGGTTTCTCCGTTCTTTCATTACAATTAATTCCACGTACTTCCAACTAGTACGTGGGACCGTTAGGCGATTACCTGCGTTTCGCGGTAAGGGCTTGTTCGGACGTTGTCTGGACGGCCTAGTACCTGACGGCCGAGCTCTCGCTGAGCATCGTGGGGGGTTAAAGGGGGAAAAGCGTGTCGCCTTCGAGAGGATCTACCTCAAGAAGCACGCGAGGGGA